ATATATAGTTATCTATATATACAATTAATAGTATGTATAATTAATTATATATATAGTATAGCATTGAAATAAAAAAAAGAAAATCGCATTAAATTTTGATTAACTCAGTTGTACGATGAAATCGTATTGGTTACAAATTGTAACTGTTTGAGTTGGCTACGAAATGAAGTCAACTTGGCAGAAATTGGGTTTTCTGAATAATACCCCATACCCCCCATTTTTTTTTGGCGATTTCAAACCGACTTTGGCTGAGTACCCAATTTATCCCTACTTTTGTGCAATGCCGACAAATACGTTTGTAAAGCGTAAGACGAGAGAGCCTTCAAAGGCCGAGGTTGTGGAGGACAGCACGGAGATAACCACCTCTACGCAATCAGAGAGCGTTCAGGAGGCGTTTCCTGTATTCTTGAAGAGTGGTAGTCGCACACCGAAGAATGTAACGAGAAAAGACATCAGAGAGCTTCTGGATGCAGACCTTGACAGGAGCATTGGCGGTGTTCGCAGGATGGATGCTTTGATTGCGAGGTTGGTGACTGAGGCGATTAGGGGCAATATGAGGGCGATGGAATTGACCTTGGCTTACTTATACGGCAAGCCTGGTCAGCAGCAGACTGCGCCCGATACAGGGCCGTTTGTACTTGAATTAAGCGAACCGACAACAGATGAAGCTAACAGCGAGGCAGACGCAGGCGTATAAACTCGCTATCTCAGGCGAGAAGCAGTTTATCTTGTTTGGGGGAGCAATCAGGGGAGGAAAGACTTACTGCCTATTGCTGACCTTCATTTCGCTTTGTTCTAAATACCCACGATCTCGGTGGGTGATTATCAGGCAGAGTATGCCCACGCTCCAACGAACAACCTTGGTGACCTTCACCTCCCTGATGAACCAAGGTCTTGGAACGCACGTTGCCGGGTGGGACAAGCAAGCGCAGATTGTGACTTTTAAGAATGGATCCGAACTGCTCTTTATGGGCGAGAACTACGATACCGACAAAGACTTTGATAGGTTCAAAGGTCTTGAAATCAACGGTGCAGGGATTGACGAGATCAACGAGTGCCAAGAAGGGTTGCTCTACAAAGTGCTTGAACGTGCCGGTTCGTGGCTCAATGCCGAGGGCCGACCACCGATTGTGGTGATGGGTACTTGCAATCCGAGCAATAATTGGGTGAAGGAATTGGTTTATGACAAATGGAAAGACAACAACCTTCCCCCCACCTGGGCGTACATCCCCTCCAAGATTACCGATAACCCTCACATCCCCGAAGATTACCTTAAATCCCTGCGAGACAATATGCCCGAATACGAATATAAAAGATTCGTGGAGGGCGATTGGGAGGTGCAGGAAAAGCCAGAAAACCCTTTCTTTGTATCCTATGATGCCAAACGACACGAATCCTTCCAACCCACCTTCCGCACCAACCTCCCCATCTACATCTCTTTGGACTTCAACTTGCAGCCATTCTGCGGAATCGTTGCCCAAATGTGGTCCGATGATGGGGGAGACCACGTCCATATCGTGGACGAGTTCAATGTGGTGGACGGCTCCATCCCTAAAATGGTGGATACGATAAAAGCCAAGTACGCTCCATTTCTGTTCTCCTGCCAAATTACCGGGGATGCAATGGGCAAGCGTGGCGATTTGTCGCAGAGGGACAACGCAAACTACTACGAGCAACTTGCGCGGGGCTTGGGACTGAGCCAAAAGCAAATCCGTATTGTTCCCAACCCAAAGCACGAGAACAGTAGAGCGCAATGCAATTACCTACTGCAATTCCACCCTGACATTAAGATTAACCCAAAGACCTGCCCTGGTATGGCGAGGGATATGAAAATGGTGGCCTGCGATGCCGCAGGGACGATTATCAAAAGAAACCGATATATTATCAGCCAACAGTCCGACTTTGCCGACTGCTTTCGGTATCTTTGCAACAGCTTCCTGAACGAATGGTACATTAAGCACCTGAAACGGAGCGGGTACAACAAGTTCGGGCCTAACTTCATCCCTGAAATGAGCCAACTATGAGCTGCCTTGAATGCACCGACTGCCTAAGCATAGGAACCTTTGACCTTTGCTGCGAGACCATTACCCTCGCCCAAGCCGATCCAACCACCGCGTACCGGGTGGTCATTACCGATGTTACTATTGACAAAAGGGTATCTTACGCCTTAACCACTAATGCGAATGGGGATATTACGCTCACGCCAGACGAGGCCATCTACACCACAGGCCGTACTTACGAGGTGCGTATCTATGCCGATGACGCTTGCGACTTCAACGACCCCCAAGAAATGACAAACGCCCTCCACGAGGACGCACAAACCTGCTTTTCTTTTGAATTTGAACGATTAACATAATGTACACCATTGAAACCTTCTACCGTGCCTTGATTGTGAGCCTAATGGTCGTGTCGCTCTCTATTTCTATGGAAGAAGAGCACTACTAAACAGCCTGCAAAAGCGATTGAGACACCTTCTACCCCCCGACAAATACCCGATGCTCCACAAACCGGTGTACGGTTGCGTGGGGTGTATGGCATCCTTTTGGGGAGGCATCTTCTATCTGCTGACCGCCCCAATCTTCGGCTTCCACCCCCTTGAAATGGGTGTCGTAATGATTATGGGTGTGGCTCTCAACTTCATCTTTATTAAACTCTCGTGATACACAAAATTGTTTACAAACTCTTCAAAAAAGAGCTAACCCAAATGGTATGGGACGAAACCTACAAGCCTGATATGATGAAGGGTTTGAAATTCGCCTTGGTCTGCGAGGGGCATAAGTATTACATCTATTCCAACATCTTTGACATCCCCATTGAGCGGATGGGCAGGGTTCAAGACCTTGTGATCCAACTGCAAAGAATGGTAAGCCGTGAGGAGTTGGACGTGTTCTTGGAGAATATGGAGAACGCCTTGAATGCCTCAGTTTCAGGCACAGCCGTGAAAAACCTGGCGCAAATTGGCTTTTTGGTGGGAGAAATGAGAAAGAGGAAGGAAATGCTGATACACCCTGACATTATGATGGAACTTGCAGGGGCGGTCTTGATTCGTGAGGACCAAAACCCAGGCGAGTGGAATGCCGAGTTTGAGCAGAAAAAGGTGGAGGCTTTCCGCAATGCGTACAAGGGGAAGGCGTTGTATGATTTTTTCGTTTTAGCCGGGCTGAGTCAATACTTTCCCAATTTGGAGTATTTAGAAGAAGATTGGATAATCTTCTGGGAGATGGCCTCCTCCCGGCTGGAAGCGACACAGGAACTCCTGAAATCCGAGCTATCGGCTCAGAACTCTACTTCAACGACCTAAATTGGCGTGAGTTCTTCGTCTTCCTTGCGGATGGCGATATCTTTCTGTACAAGGAGTATATGAAAACATCCGTTGAGGATGTCTTAACTTTGCTCAAGCACTTCCAAGAGGAAAGGCAACGCAAAGCTAAACAAAACAAAGATGGCTGATAGAATATCCGTACAATACGATGCGAACGTAGATGACCTCAAGAGGAAGCTTGATGAATTGATCGCAAAAAACACGCAACTCGCCAACGCAGCCAATTCGGCTAACAGGGCGATGTCGGGGCTTAATTCAACCGTTGGATCAACGAATAACGCCTTCAATCAGTCCACGACTGTCATAAACAACTACAACAACTCTGTTAATACGACCAACAACAGCGTTAATAATTTAAATAACTCTATCAATAATACGAGAGGACAACTCGGATTGATGGTTTTCTTCAGAGGATTGCGGCAAGAATGGCTGCTGTCTTTGCAATTGACTCAATCATAAACTTTGGTAAAGCCGTTGTTGATGTAACGCGAAAGACCGAACTCCTGCAAAATAGATTGAATTTTGTATTTGAAAATACTGAAAGTGGCCGTGCTGCATTTGATAGGCTTTATGAAACAGCACAAAAACTCGGTATAGGATTTGAGGATCTCTTACAAGGATTTTCAGGGTTTGGTATTGCCGCAAGGGCAGCAGGTTTTTCTGCAAAAACCACGGAAACTATTTTCGTTAAAGTAGCTACCGCTTTAAGAGCCGCAGGAGCTTCATCCTTGCAGACTCAAAGAGCCTTTTATGCCTTGCAACAAATGCTCTCCAAGGGCGTGGTCGCTGCCGAGGAATTGAGAAGGCAGTTGGGTGAAGCCTTGCCTGGAGCTTCCGATAAAATGACTAAAGCCTACAACAGGCTTCATCCTGCGCAACAACTTACCAATAGAGAATTTACAAAGTTGCTTGAAGATGGTAAAATCATTTCCGCTGAAATACTACCCGAATTTGCAAATGTATTAGAAGAAGACTTTGGCCCTGCACTTGCGGGGAAACAAAACTCTTTGGATGCTACGCTCACAAGAGCCGGTAATGCCTTTGAGAGATTTAAGCTTCAAATTGGTCAAACTAATTTTGAACAAATATCGGGTACTTTCAAGTGGCTTGAGGAAAGATTAAACAATATCAATATCCTTTTGCAAAATTCAGAGGGATTTTGGGAATCTTTTAGCAATATTGTTAATGAGTTCTTTTTAGGGGGAAGCAATAATTTTATTGGCAGATGGTGGGCAAAAAGGGTAAAGGACGAAAAAAAAATGCAAGAGTTGAATGAAAGAGGGTTTCAAAGCCGAGCAATGCAGTTTGCGAAGGGGATTGGTCAACAAAAGGAGTTGAATAAAATGACCAAAGCCGAACTTGAAACCAGAAAACAAACATTGCAAACAGAAATAGACTCAAATAAATTAACCTCAACCTCAAGTGATACCGAAAAAGAAACGCAAAGAGCAAGAATGCGTGGTCTTGGCCTTATCATAGAACAGTTACAGGTTATTGAAGAACAAGAAAACAAAAACCTTCAAGCAGCTAATGCGGCAGAATTAACGAAAGCTGAGCAGAGAAGAAAGGCGTTGAAACTTTTGGAAGAGGAGATGAAAAAAACGAGAAAACTTTATGAGGATTCTTTGAAAGACGGCAAGTCAACAAGAGAAGAGCAGTTAAAGCTTCAAAAGAATTATGTAGATGCTTATGTGAAATATGAGGTCAAACAACAAGAGGCAGGGGCGAATGAGCAAGCAGCAATTAGGCTTAAAAAGCAAGAAGAGGTTGATCTTGAAATACTC